TCCGAGTTGCAGTTTCAACTCAATGGTTGAAACTATTTAGTTATCCTTTCTTCCAAGCTTCGCCTTCTGCCTTTCTTCTACGTGCTAAACCTGCTTCTACATTTGAACCAGGATTACGATAAAGGAATAAAGCATCGGGAACCAAGTCCCATTCTTTATTCTTCAGGCGTTTAGTAATAGTATTAAAGTTAGCACCGCCGTAAAAACCGGCACCAAGATTATAAGCAAAGCTGAGCAGAGCGCCTCTTTTTCCATCTGACATTTCATTCCAATGTGGGATTTTGCGTAATGCGGGAAGAAACTCCTTCTTACATTGTTCAATCAGAAGTGAATCTGCTTCTGCCTGTGTAAGAGTATCACCAAGTTTAAATGCTGAACCATCCTTCTTACGAGTGGAACCCCAACCAATTGTGATTGGAAGTCCACCAGTCAGAGGGTCGGGATATGCCTTGAGGTGGCATCCTTCAAACTCTTTGATTAATTTGATGCCCATCATTGGAACATCATCACCACCAGTTACGGGAGCTGCAGCAGCAACAGAGGCTGGTGCAGCACTAGTCTTTTTTCCTCTAAAAATCTCCGCCCAATCAACATTGTCCTCAAGGAACTTAACTGGGAGGTTATCTTCTAACCACTGAACTGCTTTAACATGATTTGGATTTCTTTCATCATAGAACTGAAAGAAGTTATGTAAATCAACTTTTGCCATTTGGTCCTCCGAAATACTTTTGATACAATTGATTTGCTTCTAGATGCTTACCGTGATTTGTAAGGTCCTTAATGACCTTAAGCATCTTTCTCTTAAAATTAGTCGAAGATTCTTCCCCAGCCATCATTCCCTCCTGGACACCAACGGTGCTTAAGGACTGCTTTGGTATAAATGGTTTTCTTACCATTTGTTACGGGTCCAGTATAGTTGTCATTGAGGGAACCATAAGGATCATTTACAAAATATCCTTTGCCATCTGGAGTCTTACCGATGACTACACACATGTGCCCACCAGTAGGTGCAGATAGAGAACCACGGTGGAGAATACCAATAACGACAGGTTTCCCAGCATCAAGACTCTTATCAATATCAGCAAAAGAAAGATTGTAACTAAAGTGTGACTTAACTCCATAACCTGCAAGTACTTTTGTTTGTACCGCATGGTCAGTCGTGTCACCAATCGCAAATACTTTCTTAACATACTCATCGTCACCCTTAATGCTTCCTGGCTTGAGGAAAGCAAGGCACATGGCACACGATGAACTGTTACAAGTTCTATGTGCATCTCTGTAGTTATCTACTTGGTTGAAGTATGGGACTGCGAGTACTTCTGGAGTTGGTGGTTTTGTTCTAAAGATACCAATCCAGTCAGTCTCTGCGTCGTCTAAAAATTGAGCAGGAAGGTTATCTTCTAACCATTGAACTGCTGCTACGTGATTTGAATTTTTTTCGTCGTAAAACTTAAAAAAGTTATGAAGATCTAAAGTCATCTTCTTCTCCTATGAACTCTAATGAGAAAACATCATGCTCTAGAATTTCTGGATTCAACCATTCACCAAATTCAGATTGAATCGCATGGGCATTGTCAATGCAGTCTTTCTCACATAGGATATGAATACGGTCAACTGCCCAATCATGAGTTGTCTGCAGAGTCTCTTCCAAAGTTACCATAATCTTTTCGCATATAGCGTCCTAGAATATTGCTATTGTAGTACGCTGGCATACCAGAGTCAAGAGCCTCCGTCAACACATTATTTAGAAAAAGTTGTTTTGTTTCTTCATAATTACACTCACCTTTGGTCTTATGAAGACTTAAAATTACTCTACTAAATCTTTCCTTCCCCCAAAGGTCAACGTCCCTTTTGAGTTCTGGGCAAGATCCGTAATACCTCTTCCAGTCAGATTCCATCTTAGTTCGTCTACTCTTTCCTCCTTGCTTGCGGAAAGACCAGAAATATTTTCTACCAATATAACTACGACCAGTTTCGTTGCAATGAATATGATATACAAAACCAAAATTATCTTGAATATCAGAAGACTCAAAAATTTCCCCATTGAATCTCCAAGGGTTTTCATAACTCATACTAAGAATCTTTATGAGATATTATTTATCTTCAACCCAGACAAAGCGAGTCTACTTATGTTTTGAGTATTTGTCAAGGTCAGAAATAAATAGACAATAAACCATTAAGGTGTTATAATGTCTGTCTATGTTAATAATATTGTTATCGACGCAGGAGAAACTTTCTCTCAACCATTGACCTTAACAAATAGTTTGGGATCAGAAATTGATTTAACAGGATATGGAGTATCGTCCTATATTAGAAAACATCCAGAATCTTCAACCAAAACTGCTGAATTTACTGTAGGGATTACGAGTGCAACAGAAGGAAAAATCCTAATATCTTTAGCATCTACCATAACTCAAGATCTTTCTGAAGGAAGATATGTTTATGATATGGTCACTACAACTAGTGCTGGAGTAAAAAGCGTTGTTTTAGAGGGCAACGTTTTAGTTAGAGCAGGAATCACAACAACCTAAAAATAAATAATTATACTATAAACTACAAGTAATGGCAGTTTACATATCAAATATTATAGTGTATACGCATACAGATTTTGAACAAGTTTATGTTCTTGAAAATGAAGATGGTAATGATCGATTAAATTTGACTGGTTATGATGGAACTGCACAGTATCGTAGATATCCAGGAACAACTCCTTATAATTTTACAGTCACCTTCACCAACAGACCTTTAGGTAAAGTCAAAATATCTTTGAGTGACACCGAAACAGCGTCTATCACTCCAGGAAAATACTCTTTTGATCTTAGACTTGTGAAACCAGACGGATCAAAAATTAGAGTCGTTGAGGGTCAAATGACTGTAAAAAAAGCAGTCACTCGATAATTAAGAACCCCATTCAGAAGTTCTAAGTCCACTTCTCGATGGTATTTGATTGGTTGGTTTTGTCTTTGGTTTGCTGCCTGTTGGAGGTGGAAGAGTAGGAGCAGCGGGTGCTTTAGTCACTCCAGTTTTAAAATCTTGCGAAGTAGATTCAGGTCCTTCAACAATATTTTGAATTGTTTCAGAGGACATTTCCATCATTATATAATGTGCTTCTTCAATCGTATCTACATGACCACCTGAGATGAGATAGTCTAAAACAATGTCGTATGCTTCCATTGGATTCCTTGCGAGTTCTCTTTGTTTCATTTTATTGTATCTATATTCTCTTTCAATTTGTCTTTGAGAAATACTTTCTGGTTCTGGTTTAGCTAGAGGACTCATTCCACTAACTGTAGTTGTTGTGGGTTTTTCTCCCTCCTTTTCACCTTCTTTTTCACCGTCTTTTGGTTTTATATCAGGAATTAAATTGCTGAGAGTTGTTTTAACGTTATCAGCAGTTCTTGTGACAGTTCCTGTAGCCTTTTCTACTGCTTTTTTAGCCAAATCAGGTTTTAAGATAGCAATTGTTCCAGCAGTTAAGGCAGCAGCAGGCAATGCTCTTTTAACGACTTCTTTCGCCGTCAATCTACCAGCAATTCTTCTTGGTAATAATTTTTTGAAAATACCGAATCCAAGTCTAGAAGCAATTGCAGAACCAATACCTTCAAATACAATGTTAGTTTGTTCTAAAATATAATCATCAGAAACTTTATTTTCAACGATTAAATCGTTAAAATAGTCTTCAACAATCTGGTCAACTGTTGCAGTGTTAAAATATTCTATAATTGTAAACGCTGATTGTCCCTGCGATGACTTCGCATAAGAAATTCTTAAAATAATATCACTTATATTTTCAGCAAAATAAGTATCAGTCATCTTTTAAATGAGACCTTCTTTAATATTTAGACTCAACCCATTCCAAGTTTGGTTCTCATTAGATTTTGCTGAGCTCTTGCATTACTTAACTGTCTTCTTTCATTTGCAGCATCACTCTTAGAATAAAGTGAAGGAGCATATGTCCTACCAAGTCTTTCCAACCAGTTGCTGCTGGTTTTTGCAAGGTCTTGAGATGTGTCTCCTGTCTTATAAACTGCTTGTTTTTGACCTGCTGGAGATGTCTTAAATGCTAAGTATCCTACTCTCTCCTTACCACTTACAGGATCCTTTAATACTTTAGTAGAGGCAAGTTGTGCCGTTTTTCTATCAACACCTGTTCCAGTGGAAACGAAACCCGCTTTACCTTTTTGAGTAACCTTAGTAGAATCCTTACCAATAAAATATTCACCTGCTTGAGATTGTCTCCTTTGAAGAGCTCTCATTGCTCTCTCCCTGGCATTCTCACCAGCAGCAACATCGAATAGTTTACCACCTGCCATAGAACCTGCAGTTGCTCCAGCAATAGTTCCAGCAACAGGAACGACTGCACCACCAGCAATACCACCGATAGTAGCACCTGCTGCTTGCGTAAGACCTTTTAATAGTGCTCTGGTATTTCCAGAACCTTTCGCTTTTTCACCCTGATATCCACTATAAACATCATAAGCAGCACCAGCAGCACCAAGACCTCTACCAAGAAGTTTTCCACCTGCTTTTAACTTTTGAGACATCAATCTCTCTGCTGCCTGTCTGCTTCTTCTCTGTGACTTAACAATATCTTGAACTCTGGAAGCAGTTGAAGTAGGTGCCTCTGGTTTTGGAGTAGATACTTCTACACTAGGTCCTTTCGGTGCTTTTAATGTTTTCGGTAAAGAAGTATCACCTAAATTAATATTTGTTGGTGCTGGTTGAGGTTTTAATTTTGGTGTTGATTTTGGTCTTTCTGCTGGAGGTGCATTATAAATCCTTTTTAACTTATCGGCTTGAGTTTCAGCTTTACTAACAACTTCTTCAGGAGTTTTTCCTGCTATTGTTCCACCAGGTGCATTTGTTACATAAGTTGTTCCTGGTTCAGGTGAACTTATTATTGTTGTAGATCTAGGTGAAGTTGGTGGCGTAGGTGGCGTAGGTGGAGCGGGTGGTTTCGTTACGTTACTTGGCTTTGCTCGTCTTCCACCAACTTCCTGATTAATTTGCGATTCTACTTTTTTATATTCAGGAGAAGAAGGATTTTGAGATATTGTTTGTGCCGTTTGTTCAGCAGATCGATATTCTGTTTCTGGAACTGAACGTCTAGAAACTCCTCTTGTTTCTCTGTTTATTACAAAGTTTCTAACTCCTTCTGGAGTTGCTCTCGCTACACCAGTAGAACCAGTGGTTGTTCTAGCTTGTCTTTTTAATTCTAAATCACCAACGTCAACTTTGGCATAGTCTTCTGGACTAGGTGGTCTTCCAGTGCTAGATCCTGGTAGTCTAGTTAAAGATTGTAGTGGTTTATAAGTTGGTGCTCCAGTTTTTGGATCTGCACCAGTTGGGACACCAAAAGCTTGAGCAAATCTTCTTGCACGTGCTTCTACTTCAGGATTAGATACTTTTTCTGGAGATCCTTTTGGTGTATAAATTCCTGTACTACTTTGAGGAAGTCTTTTTCGTACAGTTCTTTTTTCAAGTTTAAAATCTTGTATATCAGATTCAATAGGGTCTTGAAACTCTGGAACTCTTCCAGATGTGGTTACTTTTTCTGATAAAAATTCCTTAAACGACTTCATCGCCTACAAACTACCCTTTTAGATATTTATGTTATTAGACGTTGTAGTCTTTCCAGTCAGCACTGTGACCTTGAGACTCAGCATATTTTTTGAATTGTGCCCTTTGCTCTGGAGTCATCTGAGAAAGTCTATCTTTAATTCTTCCTTTTGCCAAAGGATTATTACGGTTCTCATATGCCTGCTTATACATTTTTTGTTGCTCTGGAGTTAAAGTAGGTGCAGGCGATGCTTTTACTGAAGTTGGAGTTTCCGTTGGTTTTGTTGGAGTAGTTTTTGGTGGATTTTCTTTTTTAGAGGTTTCTACAGACTTCTTTCCGTACATTACAGGATTAATAGTTTTTTCCCTAAATCCTGGATCAGATGCACTTTTGCCAGAATCCTTTTGCTGCTGTCTAAGTCTCTCAACCTCAGCAAGTCTTGGATTTGATTTTCTCCAAATTTCCATTCCCATATCTCTAACTCTTGCCATTTCAGCAGGATCTCCACTCTTTCTAGCGGCAGCTGCTGCTTTCATATAATCGGCAGTTGATGCTGGTTTTGGAGTTGCTGGAGCAGGTGTTGGTGCTGGTTTTGCTGCTTCTGGTTTAGCAGTGTATGGATTACCAGTTCCAACACTAGAATTTCCTGTTGTCTCTAAAGGTTTTACACCTTTTTCACCTTCATAAGTTGGTTTTTTGGGTGGTGTTGTAGCAGTAGGTTGCTCTAGTAAATATAGAGCATAAAGTTCTTGAATATCTACATTCTTTGCCGATGTTAAAATATTTTTATTTTCCTTTATCCAAGAAAAAAATGATTCTCTAATTTTATCTATTTTGCTTTTGTTTACGTGATTATATGCTTCTATCAGACCACGTATTTCACGATCAGAAATTCTGGACATTTTAGATCAATTTACCTTTAAAGATATTTATAAAAAAGAGGGTCATTGACCCTCCTCTTCCTTCTCCTTTAACCAAACATAAGAATAATCAAAATCTCCAAATAGGAAATCATCATATTCTGCTGCTTTTCTATAAGCGTCTAAAATTTTCTCCTTATCCCACTCAAAGTTGGAATCCTGAGAAGGTATCTTTTGTGACATCCTGTTTAATTCCCCCAACAATGTACGATTCAACTTCAGTTTCTTGAGGAGCAACCTGAAGACCTTTAGAGGAAATCCAATGCTCAGTCCAAGGAAGTGGATTATTCTTCGCAGAAATATCATAAAGTGGTTTGAGACCAATTGCTTTCATTCTACGGTTTGCAATCCATTCGACATACTGCTGTAACAGTTTGTCGTTAAGACCGATCATCGATCCATCCTTGAACAGATACTCTGCCCAAAGTTTTTCCTGATTGACAGCGTTCTCAAAAGTTTTATAGAACCATTGCTCTTCTTCTTTAGAGATACGTGCCATATCAGGATCATCACCCTCTTTCCATTTGTTTAGAATGTTCTGAGTGATGACCAGGTGCTGATTCTCATCACGTGCAATCAGTGAGATGATCTTTGCACTTCCTTCCATAAGCTTGAGCTCGCCAAACGCAAAACTACAAGCGAAGCTGACGTAAAAGCGAATACCTTCAAGAATATTAACGTTTGCAACTGCTCTGAATAGTTTTCTCTTGAGTTCATACCTTGCCTCTTGTGCGTATGGTACTTGTTCTAACGCATGAATCCACTCATTAGAAGTTCCATAATGCTGAGCACTGTTGATGAAATCGTTGTATGCCTGAGTTACACTCACAGCACGTTCCATAATACGATCCTCTTTGAGAATCGTATCAAATACTTCAGATGGGTCTGAGTAAACATTCTTGATGATATAAGTGTATGAACGGGAGTGGATCATCTCCATAAACTCCCAGACCTTCATACACGCTTCCAGTTCAGGCAGTGAACAGTATGGAGCAAATGCCATACCAGGTCCACGACCCTGAACTGAATCCAGCATTACCTGATACTTCAGGTTGCTGGTGAAGATGTGCTTTTGCTCTGGGCGTAGCATATGATAGTCGCTACGATCTTTTTGAAGAGAAACCTCTTCGGGTCTCCAGAAATAACCCAATTGCTGTGTTGTTAGTTTATCAAAAATTGGATACTTGTAAGAATCATATCTTTGAATTCCTAGTGGTTGACCAAAAAACATTGGTTGCTTTTTGGTGTCTACTTCTTGGGAGTTGAAAACAGTCATTGACTCAACCACTGCTTTTTCCTCCAAACCTGTTTTAAATCTTACAAGACTCACAATCTTCCTCCTCTGCTTGTTCTAGTTGAGAAATTAAATCTTCAAGAGACTGTTTGGTTTCTTCAACCTCATCAGTCTTATGGTCATAAGTATTCTGATAGTAACTGGTTTTCCAGCCGTACTTATATGTAGTTAATAGGTCCTGTGCCATTACTGAAGTAGGAACTTCATTATCTGGGTAATTTTCTGGATTATAGGACCAGTTTCCAGAAATCGCCTGATCAAAGAACTTTTGCATAACAGCAACAATATGAATATACCCACGATTGCTAGGCATATCCCACAGAAGTGTATAGTTGTTCTTAAGACTTTGATATTGAGGAACGATCTGCTTGAGCGGACCCTTCTTTGACTTCTTAATGGACAAGTATCCACGAGGAGGTTCGATTCCATTGGTTGCGTTTGACACAACGGAACTGCTCTCCGAAGGCATTTGTGCGGACAACGTTGAGTTCCGTACACCGTACTGCTTAACCTGTGATCTAAGACTCTCCCAATCATATTTCAACTCGTTGGGTACGATTTCATCAACGTCCTTCTTGTATGTATCAATGGGCAGAATTCCGTTACCATATTTGGTTCGGCTGCTATACTCACAAGCACCTTTTTCTTTAGCAAGATTGACAGTTGCTTGAATCAAGTAATATTGAAATGCTTCAGTCAAATCGTGTACCAGTTTCCAGGCACCAGGATCATCGTAATGCTCCCCGTGCTTGGCGAGATAGTGTGCCAGACCGATGAAACCTACTCCAAGCGAACGACGTGCTCTGGTGGCGATTTCTGCCGCCTTTACGGGGTATCCTTGGAAGTCAATCAATTCATCAAGAGAACGCACTGAAAGGTCACATAGACTCTCCAGTTCTTCCATAGACTTGAGTTTACCGACGTTTACGGCAGAAAGAATGCAGAGAGCAATTTCACCATCGGGATCATCAATATGCTGAATAGGTTTGGTAGGAAGAGTAATCTCCTGGCACAGATTGCTCATCTCAACCTTATCCATAAAGGAAGAGTGAGAATTACAATGGTCAATGTTCATAATATAAACACGACCAGTTTCTGCTCTCTCTTTCAGGAGGTCCAGAAAGAGTTCTTGAGCGCCGATAGTTTTTCTTGGAATAGACTCATCTCGTTCATAACGAACATACAACTCGTCAAATCCATCAGTACCAAAAGCATCATACAGACCAGGAACAGAGTGGGGAGAGAAGAGAGAGATTTCTTCGTTGCGAATGAATCGTTCATAGAACAGTTTGGAGATTTGGATAGAATAGTCTAACTTACGAACGCGATTATCTTCGGTTCCTTTATTATTTTTTAGTACTAAGATGTCTTCGATTTCTTGGTGCCAAATGGGGAAGTGAACCGTAGCTGATCCACCTCTAATGCCATTCTGAGTACAGCATCGGACAGTCGCTTCAAACTTCTTGAGGAATGGAACAACGCCTGTGTGCTGAACTTCTCCGCCTCTGATTTTACTGTTGATGCCACGGATTCTGCCTGCGTTGATACCAATTCCTGCTCTTTGTGCAACATAGCGACCAATTGCCATATCAGAGCTGAAGATGCTATCAAG